ACTTTAACTGCAAGTCAAATACCAGACCATGCTCATAACTTATATGTAACAGATTATCAACGAGGTGATGACTGTGCTTGGAATAACCAAGCGACAGATGGTAGAATTGGGGGTAATAACATTAACAGAAACAATGAAGTATCGACTCAAAATGGTGGCAAGGGTGCTAGAATTATAGGTGGTACTGCACAAGAATTAACAACTACTGGTGGGCAAGGTCATAATCATAGTTTTAGTGGTTCAGCAAGTTTTACTGGTGCATCTGCAACACCATCTGGTTCAATATCAGCACCATCATTTACTGGCAATAGTGCCTCAACCATTTCACCATATATAGCTATGAACTATATTATTAAGACCTAAAATGAGTACAAAAAAAATATTAGAAAGTATTGATACAATTAAAACAGATATTTACGATTTAAAAACTGGTCAAAAATTAATTGAAAAAGATTTGAATTTACTTCGCACCAATCACTACAAGCATATTGAAATAAGTCTGAATAAATTATGGAAGTTTAGTTTAGTTGTAGGTTTCTTTATCCTAGTTATGTTTATTGATGAGGTACAAACTATTCTTTACGAGTTCTTAATAAAATAATTTAATTTACATTTTGAAAAATACAACAACTGCACAAAAAGGTTTGTGGGCAGAGCAGATTGCGTATGCTCATTTTTGCAAACAACCTAACACCATAGTAATGACTGCACTTAATGGAGTCGGCTTGTGTGATTTTGCAACCTTAAATACTCAAACTGGCAGAATACAAAAGTATGACGTTAAATATGGTAGCAAGAGATGGCATCATGGTGATATGCGATTAATACATAGAGTTCCATCTGCAAAACAAAAAAAATTAAATATAAAAATGATTTATGTAATGGAAGATGGAACAGTAACTCAACCAAAGAAAATGAAAAAATGAATAATGAAGAATTAATTTTAGAAGAAACCCCACATGAATATTTAGATTTCAATTATAAATATTTTACCATTGATGAAATGGTTTGCAAACACACTGGATTTCTTGGCTATGATGCAAGGTTTATGGATAGTTTAGTTACATTAAGAGAAAAATGTGGCTTTGCATTGCCAGTCAGTAGTTATTATCGACACCCTACTCACCCAATGGAGTCATCTAAATCTAATGGTCGTGGTGGCACACACACGACTGGTAAGGCAATAGACCTCGCAGTAGACAGAGAACGTGCATTTATTGTTTTAAAAACTGCATTAGATATGGGTTGTTTTCTGGGCATAGGTATTCAACAAAAAGGAAAGACTAGATTTATACATCTTGATACTTGTACAGCACAAGATGGTTTAACTAGACCAACTATATGGAGTTATTAAACACATGGGCAATAGTAGTGGTGCTAAGTTTCTTAAACACACCAGACTATGAATCTCATTATCAAAAAAAATTATTTAACAACGAAGTAATGTGTCAAGATTTCTTGCATAAAAATCGCATGGAATTAAAACATGATTTAATTCATATCTTTGACACACAACCAGAACATCTAGTTGCAATTAATTTGCAATGTAAAATTATAAAAGGTGAACCAGTATGAACCCATTATTATTTATAAAGCCATTATTAGGTTTAGTTAAAAACCCAGTAGTAGATTTAGTAATTTCAAAGACCACTGGTGCTATTAAGCACAAAATGGATAAGGACAAAATTATCAGAGCCAAAGAGATTGAGGGTGCAACTAAAATAGATGTGGCTCATATCAATGCACAAAAAGACTCCATAAAAGATGAACTGGTTGTTTGTACTTTTTTAGGTTTACTAATCGCCAATTTTGTTCCTTTCATGCAACCACACATGGAAAAGGGTTGGGATTTAGTTGCAAAAGCTGACCCTATGTTTTGGATTATGATTTCTATTGTTGTAAGTGCTAGTATGGGTGTTACTGGCATCAACAAAATTATTTCAAAGAAGAAGTAATTGAGTCCTAGAAAGACTAAGTATCACCCATATAGCAAAAAGTTTCCTGCAACTGATGTTATGGGTATATGCCCAATATGTACTGAAAGAGTCCTAAGAGGTAATGGCTTTATTATGCAAGAAAAGTTTGAACCAACTATACACAAAATATATTATCATCATTCTAAGTGGGATAAATGTTTTGAAACACAATGTATTAATGAACGAGAACAAGAAGAAAAACAAAGAAAAGAAAAACTTGGTTTTCCAGAAAATCCTTTAGACGATTTTTTAAAGAAATTTAAAAATTAAAATAATATATTATTAATAAAATCTTCCTTATTTACTGGCTCATGTATCTCATTAGTCAAATGAATATAGCATTTGTTTGTTGTATTCAAATCATCATGTCCTAAATATGTACCGATATTAAACTGGCTATATATTTCATGTCTTTTCCACATGGTCGCTATCCAAGACCTAAAAAAGTGAAATGCCAAACCTTGAGGCATTGCATACTCACCCTTTAAAAACTTCCTTAATACTCTAAGCCTTGTTGGTTGCTTGTAAAAATCACATTCAGTAATTCCATATTTATCTGTACCACGCATTTGTGGGAACAATATTTTTTGTGGATTATCAATAAAAGGATTATTTTGCATATTAGTTATGTACTCTTTTAACTTTGTTGCTAACCCTCTACCGATTGGTATAGGTCTATAATCACCTGCATCTGTCTTTGAATAAGTAGATAGATTGCCCTCAACTGAAACTGCACCTTGTACTAAAATATGGTCTGTACCATTATGTTGCAAATACAACACTATCATAGGTTAAGCCAAACAACTCTGCTTGTCTAAGACCAGTATTTGCTAATGTATATAATGCAGTGTGCCACACTGGAAATTTATCAAATGGTAATTGTTTATCAAAAAAAGTTTGCATAAAAGGTATAGACCACTGGTGCATTAATCTTTTTAAATTGTTCTTACGAGTACGTTTGTCTAATTTAAAATAACCACTGTCAGATATATGTTTTTCTTTCTTATAATCTGCAATCTTAATATGGTTTTGCATATCGTGTATTACCCTTGCATAACTTTCCACTTTTTCTAAAGTAACAAATATAGCCCTAGTTCGTGCAACTGACTCACCTTTATAACAAGGCAAATTCATAATGCCTTTTCTAAACATATCATAATCAGCATATCCCCACTCTACAAATGGCTTATCTTTAATCTGGTCGCAGGTATTAATAATCTCAATTAATCTTTCCAACTTATTAATTTGCTTTAATGTTTTATTTTGTTTCTGCAAATCAAATTGCATAAAGGTAATTAACTGTATGGCAGTCTGGTTCTTTTCCCTTGCCTTAATCTTTAACCTGCCAGTCTTATATAATGTTAAATGNTTAAACATTTTTGGATANAGNAAATCNCTATCATTAGTAGTAAATCGTTTTCTGCTATTATCTGTTACCTTACCCTCTATCTCAATATAGGTTTGCCACTTACCATTTTTTAATTGAGTTATAGGTGAGCCATTAAGTTTGTTNTACCACTCTTTCTCAACTATTAATTTATCCATATTANCTATCCTCTATTTCTGTTTTTAGTTTTTTTATAACTATTTCTTGTTCCCTTAAATTTAACTTTAACATTCGTTTATAATTTGCAACTTGTATGTCAGATACATCTTTAGGATTTTTCTTATAATGTGCGTTTATTGTGTTTAATAATTTATCAAAAATCATACTGACTCACTTACTGGGCTATCAGCAATTTTATCTGTATCACCCTTAATGTTATTTTGGTTTAGTTTATGTTTAATAAATCTTTGTTCTTTTTTCACTTTATATTCTATGTGTGCGTTCATAGTCTTAGCCTTTCATTGTTATTGATACTTAATTGTATCTCACACCCCACAACTAAGTATGAGGTGTAAGTTAAAATTAATTAGTTTTGATTTTTCTCTCGATTGTAAATCCCTTATCTCTAAATGAGATACCTCTACAATGTGTTAAATCTCTAACAGCATTAGTTAGCACATCAGTGAAATTTTGTTCTTGCATAAATTTTTCTAATTCAGCAGGTTCAAGATAAAAACTTTCTGATTTGCCATTAACATCACCCCATACAAAATAATTGATGTTGTCTGAATAGCCAAAAGTTGTAATTATGTATTCATTT